AGGTTGATCTTTAAGGTCAAGAGTATCAGCTATATCTAACCACAGATCAGTTTGTTTTTTGTGATTAGATTTAGCATACTTGCCTATTGCTCCGCCCCATATGTCATCCATATCGTAAACATATATAGGATTTTTTCCTGTACAGTCATGTAGCAGGAAAGACAGTTTCTTTTCTTGATATAATTTTTTTACGAATAAACTACAGAGCATATCTTCAGCAGCCAGTAACTCTTCATTAAAAGACACTAAATTTGCTGCTTCTTTGCTAAAAACAACAAGTCTGTGAAAATTATTTCTGCTTTGCACATCTAATGGAAAATGTTTTTTAAAAAAATCAAACACTGGCAAAATGCTTTCACTTTCCATTATTTCACGTGTATCATTTTCAATAGTATATAGATAATCAATTTTTTTATTAAATTTGCCAAAAGTGTTAATTAAACCCAATACATCAGGACGGTGCTCTTTTATTATTTTTAGTAGTTCGTTTATACCGTTTTTGTAAAAAAAATCGTCACCGTCGATCGCAATCATATAGTCATATGTAGATGCTCTTAAAAATTGTAAAAGAGAGTTTTTACCTTTACCGGGAGTTCCGTTAGAACTTGTAACAATAAATTTACAGCCGTTTCTAAGTGCTATTGTTTGAGATTTTTTAATAAATCGCGGGTCTTTTGTATTACATACGACAAATTTATCTATCTTATTATTGTCTATTGATTTTATTGATCGTTCTAATAGTTTAGGATCTTCAGATGCAAGTATTGCAATCACAATATTGGTCATAGTTTTTTTACACTAATTTTAGATTTTTTTAGAAAACGGATTCCTTGATCGCTTCTATAATCTGTTTTGTAATACACAGCACAAATACCACTTTGATAGATTAATTTAGCACAATCCATACAAGGCGAGTGTGTGCAAAAAAGTGTAGCACCCTCTGCACTTTCAGGACTGCGAGCTACTTTAGCAATAGCATTGGTCTCAGCGTGAAGCACTTCTGGCTTAGTTTTTAATTCTTTTTCAAGACTACCCAAGTCGCCCATTACTTCATACTCACAGGTATTGTCCCAACCACTTGGCATACCGTTGTAGCCAATTGAGATAATTCTATCATCCTTTACAACAATAGCACCTACTTGTAAACGCTCTGCTGTGCTGAGGTTAGCAAAAGTTTCTGCTACCTTCATATATGCATCTATAAACTTTTGTTTCATTCTTTATACAACTCTTATATTATATTATAAGGATTACCGGTAAATTCGTGTCCTTTGGCTTTATAACCTTTATCCATCGTTAACAAATAAATTGTGTATTCTTTTTCGGTAAAAATAGTGTCCCAAGTTAATTTTGTAAGCGGAGCTCTAGGAGCATCGTCGAATAACTTCTGCACTAACACATATTTTTTAAACCAAATTAATTTTTTACTTTTACTCCTTACCGGAAGCCATGCAAATTTTTCTATGTGTTTTTCATTTGGAGATCCGATATATGCACTAACAGGTTTCATAAATGTGTTATCCACTCTTTTACAGAATCGTAAGGATAAGTGGTTGTATCTATAACAATTTCTCTAATAAAAAAGTTTGGCAAATTATCTATTGCAAACTTAATAGTTTTAGCAACATCTTCAGGATTTATCGACGAACTGATCGGCATATAGCTGATCATGTCAGTGTTTGTTAGGCCAGGAATTACATTAATTATTTTAGGCTGAAATACTGCACTGCGAATTTTATTTTCAATAAAATCATTTTGTTCTATCTTATCAGCCTTATAGTCTTGTGCAAAATCTACTGGAGAGTCGTAGTAACACCACATACTGCTCATATTAATTATGGCTTTATCTGTTCCCTCCCATTGTTTTACAACGGCTTTTAACATTTCGGTTTGATGAGGTCTAGAATAGGCATTGTTAATAAAAATATCGCAATCGTTTATTTTTTTTAGAATTTTTTTAAAACTATGCGGATTAGAAATATTATATCCATTACTGCGACTAAAGCCAATAACTTCGTGTTCATTCTCTAGTGCTGTAGCCAGAGCTTTTCCTATACCTCTAGAGTGACCTGTGATTGCTATTTTCACACTAGGTCCTCCGCTAACGGAAATATTTTTGCTATTACTTCCGCACACGCCTTTGCAATTTGTATATGCTCTTTTTGCGTACCATTAGCACCGCGAAGTTCGATATAATGAATCCACGATCTTATTGTACCGTTCATGTATAGTCTGCTTACAGTATTTCCTTCCGGCAGTACTGCTCTAGCCTGTTCTTTTGCAATGCCGTTATTTACAGCCCAAGTGTATGCACGTTGAGCTGCCTTTATAACCTGTTCTTGTTGCCACTCCCATTCTTCAGTTAATTCTGCGTTATCTATATCAATTGAATTCTGTCGATTCTTAGGATCTTGCAGTCTTGCTTCCCTAATAACAAATTCAAGATCCTTTGTAGGATCTGCATAACGCTGGCTGAACTCTTGGAAACTGAAACTGCGATGCCGAAGTATTTGTCTTGCAATATCTCTAGTAGTTTCGATTTCTAAGCAAGCACTCACCATTTCAAAAGGCGACCAATGTGCGTGTTTAGCCAAATAATTTAATAATTTTGTAGACGTTTCAGTGTTAAACTGATTGTTAGGATTGCTTACTCTTGCACAGTATGCTATCAAATCTTGTACATCGTCTAAACCTTCGTTTAAAAAATCTTCTGAAGGCTGGGAATAACTAACTAGTTTTACTTTCATTTTTTGTCCTTAAATTGTTAGGTCTTGTTCTTTTACAAAAACACCATCGACCATTCTTCCTTTACGATCTTTAATATCAGTATACGCAACTTCTAAGCATTCAGTGATGCTATAGCCGTTGCGCTCTGCAATGTTGATCAACACAACCATCATGTCGCCAACGTCATCTCTGATGTCTTTACCTTTACAGATGTTATCGCTGAGTTCACCTGCTTCTTGAATTAGTTTAGCAAATTGAGTTTTATCATCGCTACCCTCGATTAGGTTGCGATCATAATGCCATTGCTTGATACGCTCAACCCACGTGATCATCCATTCGTTTTCACTTGTCATTTTAATCTCCCTTTCCTGGATTTGGTGAAAAATGTTCTACAAATTTTATAGGAATATATTCCCAATCCTTTGCATCTGCAGGAACATCTTCTGGTCTTTTTTGTGTGATGTTTGGCCACTTCTGAGCGTAAGTTCTGTTGATATCTTCCCAGTATTCTTTTTCAACTGGATTTAATTCGCTATCTTGAACAATAGCATCTACTGGACATTCTGGAACACACACACCGCAATCAATACATTCGTCTGGATCAATGACTAGCATATTCTCGCCTTCGTAAAAGCAATCTACAGGACATACTTCTACACAATCCATGTGCTTACAGCGCACACAGTTGTCAGTTACGAGATAAGTCATTACAGCCTCGCTAACTTAATTAGCACTGCCGCTAAATTAATTTCCGGATCAACAACTAATGTGTGATCAACTAATCCTTGTTTAATAATTAGCACTGCTTGATCCTGTTGATCATCAGAACCAAACAGTTCGATGTTGTCATACAACCAACGATACACTTCTTCCATTTCCTCTGAACGAATTGCACCACATAATAGCTTACGTGCTTCTTGTATCTTGCCTGCTTTAAATAGTTCAACCATATCAAGTTTCCAGTCGCTTTCGCCTGTGTCACCTTCATTAGGTTTAAGTAAACTGTTATCCTGTACGTTCATCTGCACCATATTAATACACTTACGCAGATCCGGATAGGTTGCTTTTACATATGTATCCAGCGTGTCTAAATCAGGTGATACTCCTTCAGTAATAAGTATCTCTGCTACTCTAGCTGTAAATTCTGTTTGGTCAATTTTAGCAATATGAAAGCCTTGACAACGAGAATGTATTGCTGGAATAATTTTGTTTGGGTAATTACAAGTAAGTATAAACCTAGCAGTTGTATGATATTCTTCCATAACTCCACGAAGTGCAGCCTGTGCGTTAGGTGATAAGTAATCTGCCTCGTCTAGCAGTACAACTTTAAAGTCTCCAAACGGAATCATCTGCACAAAGTTTACAATCTTATCACGAACATCATCAACTGAGTTTGTGCGACTTGCGTTAATTTCTAATACATCTAAATCATTTACTTCAAGCTCGTTAAATAATAACTTAGCAAGAGTAGTTTTACCAATCCCAGCATTGCCACTAAAAAGCAAGTGCGGAATAGTCTTGTCTTTAATCCAAGTTTCTACTTGTTTCCTTTGTGCTTCGTCGCGGAACACATAACCGTCAACTGTTTTAGGACGATATTTTTCTACCCATAATTCTTTCATTCTTTATCCTTTTTCTCTCTCTGCTATTCGTTTACGTAAATCACTAGAACTAAATCTGTGATCTCTTTTGTTAAAGTACAGATCTATATCTCGCTGGCGACATATGTCTTTTCCAGTAAAGTCTTTGTCTCTATATTCTTCACCTAATATTCTAACATCAATATGATACATAGTCAAGATATCTTCTAGATCTTGTTCAGTACCATACGGAATAATTTCATCTACATAGCCAACTGCTTTGAGTTGTGTATATCTTTCTACAATAGTTTGAATAGGTGGATTTTTACTAGGACGATCTACACTAGGGTCCATTTGCAAACCTACCATTAAATAATCACATTGATCTTTTGCATCTCTTAGCATTTGAACATGACCTGCATGAAGCATATCAAATGTACTACACGTGAATCCTACTTTCATCGTTGTTTAACTCCAAAATGTTTATATGATTGCTGTACGCACTTTGCTTGATAAAAACAATCAGCTAATGCATTATGCAAACTTTCTTGTATTGCTTTTCTTGGATCACTTGGCATCATAGCAAACAGTGTACGACTATCACGGATTTGCCAATAGTTCCACGGTGCAGGTTTTTCTGCATTTTTATAAAGGTCTTGTAAAATAACAAAATCAAATGTAGGACCTTGACACCAAATATAATCTAATCCTACACACCATTTGTTTAATTGACGTAACATTTCTTGTACAGTGACTCTATCATCGTGATCACCAAATGCTTCATCTTGTATTTCTTGTGGCTGCGTTGCCCACCAAGCAAGGGTGTTATCGTCAATCGAACGTCCATATTGCTCTGATTGTTCTTCTACATCTCCTCGCAAGTATAATGGACTGTGTGGTTCGTCGTCTGTAAATGGATTGAATTTAATTGCACCTAAGGTCATAACAACACTGTCGGGCTCTACACCCAGTGTTTCCAAATCAATCATGCCGTGTGTTGCCATCAGCGTTTATTCTCTTGTCCTATGCCTGTAATAATTAAAAATACATAAAGTAAAGGCCATGCCCAGCCTGTAAGGAACCCTGTAATATGTAATGTCATCAAAGTTACACCGGTTAGACCAGTAGTGCCTATGCCGGAGGGTTTTGATAATTCGGGTATTTTCATAAAAACTCCTTAACTATAGTAGCATTATATACTCTATTAGTTAAGGAGTCAAGTTATTTTGATTTTATTGGGTTACAAATGCTGACGGATCTATATCTACGCCCTGTCCGTTTGAATATTCTGCGCCTAATTGAATACCTGACGGCTTCTCGTCTGACCAAGCCAAAATGCTTTCTGCTTCTACCATTCTAACAGTCAGAACTTCGTCTTCAGCTACTTCAATGTCAAACGATCTTGTCCATCTTCCGTGCTCAACTAGTATCCAATCTCCAATTTGATATGGGTCAGTATTTTTGGGGCCTTTAGAATATACTCTTCCCCATCTTGAGTAAATTCCATGTGCTTTGCCGTCATCGCTTTTTAATATTATGCCTGACTCAGTTGTTTGCTCACCAAAATGCATATCGGTTACTAAGACACGATTTTGAATTGCTTTTGGAATCCCTTTTATAGGATTTATGTTAATAGCCATTATTCTCCCTTAGGTACAAAATTGCCTTCGTCGTCTTCGATCCACTCTTCAGTAGATTCAGTTGCTTCTTGGGCTCTAGTAGTTTGTTTAGAAGAAGTTGTTTTAGACATTTTTACAGGTTCTTCTTCTGCAACACTTTGTTTTACTCGCACAGGCTCTTCATTTACAACGGCCTGTGGGTTGTCTTTATAATAGTCTCTAACTAAATCTTCGTGCTTACGAATTATTTGACCACCTGGTCCGAGCTCGTCGCCTCTAGCATTGACTCTTGCATTGCCTACTGCTGGAGTTAGCTCGTTCTTTTTACGTAGCATATCCATATCAATTGTTTTACCTTTGGCTGTACGGTAAACTTTTTGTCCTCTTTGTTTCATTGGCATAATATATCTCCTAATATAATATACGTATTTATCTCAAGAACTCTCGCCAATCCAGGTCAAACTGGATTGAGTTTATTCTATGTACACCTATCAAATACAGCACATAACTTGCTACACTTGATCCACGTCCTACACCCCATACAATGTCATTCTTACGCATAAAGTCCACAAGATAAACCATATAGCGTAGCAAGTCTTCCATACCACGTTCTCTAAACGCATCAAGTTCTTCACATACTCTATCCCATTCTGGCTTTGCTTGTATTTCGTATGCTTCTACGGTTTGTAGTTCTTCCATCAGTTTAGCCATTATCCAAGCATCGATGTCAAGTGTCTTGTATTCTTCGGGCATAAACCATTCACTTTGACATACACCATCAAATGTTTTTTGATCTACGTCTAACGGTATATACTTTTGCAATGGCGACATACCTTGTTCTTCCATTGCACTATTGAACTTGTCTATTTCATCGCTTTGGTCACATAGTACAACGTGTACCTTATCCGCATGGCCACTATAAATCATGTCGATTAAATCGCGATTAGAGAATCGTGGAATACCTAAATCGTCAGTTTTCATAAGCATACGTGTATTTTAACTGATATTTATTAAAGTGTCAAGATCAGAATCGTCTTTTTGTTGTTGGTTTACAAATTCTTTGGCTCTTCTACTGCGAGCTTCCTCTTTATAAATATCCAAAATCATTGAAATTTGGGTTTGCAATTCAGGATTACGAGTTTGAAAATATTTACGTTGTAACTCTACAATCTTATTTTCAACTTCAGTTATTGTTAAATCGTCTAATTGATCAATTAACGGATGAGTCATTATGTAAATTGGCCTAAATACTTTGCAAAAATTGTTGAGCCGCCGTCATACGTCCAAAACTCTACTACTTTTGGATTTGTGTCAGAGTCTAAAGTGAGTGTACTAGGAAATGTATTGTCGTATTTAATTGTGCCACTAGAAATAAAATTAATGTCAATATTGCTATTTTCAGTTCTTAATTCTATAACCATTCTTGCATATCTTTCAGATGCAGGCCAACCTGTTAGTGTTAGGTTAACCGATGAAGGGAGAGCATCCCCGTCAATTCTAAAAGTTTGAAAATGTCCATTTGCAAATGTAACTTCCTGAGGAGCTGCAACGAGTCCTCCTGAGTAAAATTTTTCGGTGACTTGATTAAATTCTGCATCAATAATGTCATTTCCTAAAAAATTATTATCAGCGTTAGTTTTAGCACTCGAATCTTGTAGTGTACTAATTTCTGTATTAGCAACATTTAGTGCTGTTTTTACGATATTAAAATTATCTCTAAACCCTTGAGAATCGTTGTCTTGTCCTGCAACAGGATAATTTTCGTCTATAGTTGTGTAAACAATATTGCTAGCCATTTTTGCTCCTTTGTATTATTTATCTTCTCTTATACGTTAAATCTATAATTAGGAAATGCAATGTATTGATCTTGGTTACTTCCTTGAGTAGAATCTATTATATATCTATCAACTTCTATATCAAACTGTTTAAAATCAAATCCATCTCTTAATATATTATTTTTTATAGTTTGTGCCGACCCTGCTTTACAATAACACAACGGAACAGCGACAATATATCCTAATTCTTGTATTCCGCCTTCTTGAGCAGTTCTCATCCATAAAGGCAAAAATCTTCTTTCTGTAGCACCAACTGTTCTTAATTCGTCACGCATATTTGTAGTGTTAGATATTAACTTTCCAACATCATTGCCGTCGCTGACTCTTACAGCATCACTGTCTGCTTTAACCGTATCTCCTTTTGGTCTATATTTAAACGGTTCGCTATCAGTTTCACTTGTAACAATTACTTCTTCGCCGTCTCTTGTTAGTACGTCTACATCGCCCGGAAGTAATTTTAAATCTTGACCATCTCTTGATTCAAACAAGTATTCATCAGTTAAAATCTGTGTATCTCCTACTTGAATTGCCGGTAATCCTACATTGGTTTTAAATTGGTCTTCTTTTGTTTCGTATTGAATACTATCAACTGTTATTTTATCTGAATTATTTACTACCGTTAACCTTTTGTTTACTTTGCCAGTTTTTGGTTCAGCCGCATCTATTAATTCTAGATAAACAACTTCGTATATAACATCGTTTGTGCCTGGCTCTTTAGCCTCAGCAACTTTAATTTCTCCTGCAATGTATCTTTTTCTCTTATGAAACTTTGCTGCTTTGACTACATATTCTTCAATTGATTTTGTTTCTAAGCCTGCATATGCTAGGATCTTTATTTCTTTTTGTAACCCAAAAGCCGGATCATTTGGTCTATATATCGATTCAGGTGGGAAAATAGTGCTGTTAGCAATGAGACCATTATAGTCTTCTCTTTGTGCTTCTTTAAGCATAGGTTTCATAATAAGGTTACTGTATAGTTTGTCGTCAGGATCTATTACGCTAATAGTAAACTCTCTTTGAATAGCAGAATAACCAAATCTATCTCTAGCATCAACTGTAAATGTAAAACTTCGATCAATCGTTGTGTCGCCACCGTCTAGTAAGAATGTACCGTTATCAAAACTAATTAATCCATTTGATTCACTAGGATCAGGAAACTGTCTTACCTTACCAACAATTTCGCCATCATATAAAAGTTCTAATCCTGGAGGCAGTCTACCTGCTGTTTTTGTATAGACAAGTTTTGCATTAGGTATACTTGTTACAGCCTGAACATTTAAAATGCTTGTAAAGTTTGCTTGTAGTGCGCCTAAATTAGCATCAGTAAGCCATTGAATAGTTGAATCAACTTCTCCTAATACATTTACAGTAAAGGTTTTGTCTTTATACGGTTGTGTAGTATCGTCTGTGCTGTTTACAGAAATCTCTTTAGTAAAACTTTCTCTACCTAATATTGCTAACCCAACGTTATCGTCTTTTAGTACACTCCTTGGCAAAGTATCTGTTAACTTTACTCTTGAAATTTGATCTGTAATTTTTTCAATTTTTATATTATTTGTACTATCAGCACTTACAAAGGCTTCTTGAATAATATTAACACTGGTATTACTTGTTAATGGCGCTCTAAACTTTACAAAACTATCTGAAATACTTGTAACATATACAGGTCCTAAAGTTGATGCAAAAGCTCTTATAATTTCATCTGAAAAACTAGGAGATCCTGATGGTTGATCTACTCCTAGTATTTGATAATTTAATTCTAACGGCCCGCCCGATCTGTTCAAAATAGACCATTCTATGTAGGGAACAACATTTTCTATAGTACAAACTTCTTCTTCTGAAAAAATAAGTTTTCTGCCTTCGAGCTCGTCTCTTTTATCAGCTGATATTGTTTCTACAAAAAAGTTATTTGATCCCAGGGAAGCATCTTCGTGAACAATTAAAGGAATATCTGCATTAAGAGCAGCGTCTAAAAATATTTCGTCATAATCTGGATTAACACTTTCTACAGAAATAACCTTATAACTAAATTCACCTATTGCTATAAATCGTCCAACTAGCTCCTTTAAATCGTCTAGATCGTCAGCACCAGCATCAAAAATACCACCGGAGTTTTGTTCCAGTTTAAAGATTTTAAAACTCGTTTTACCAACTTGCGTGTCTTCGTAAAAAGTGCCAGTAATAAAAACAACATTTACATCCGCAGTAAATCTTGTTGCTCTAACTGTAAATTTATATTCTTCTGTTACTGCCGGCTGGTACGGCACTCTACCTGCTAATTCTCCTGTGTTTTGATCTAGAGCAAGCCCGGGAGGTAATCTACTTAGACTTCCGTCGTCATTAAAATCTTCTAGAGTAAAAATAATTTTACCTAATAAGTTTTCTGTGTCTAACACATCTAAAAAAAGTGTGATATAGTTATTTGCTCTTCTAAAACCTAAATTACCCGGAGTTAACCAAATTGGCGTTCTTACATACGTGTTATCAGCTTTAAAGATTCCGTCTGCACTTGTCATAATAGTGTTATCGGATCTTAAGAAATCATCACCTACTAGATATATTCTAAACTTTCTGTCAACTATAGTTTCGCCATCAGTAACAGAAACAATAAACTGATAAAATCTATTAAGTTTTCTTGGAGATCTAGTTGGAATGCTTAAATCATAAAATGTGCTGTCGTAATAAAAACTAGAAAATCCGTTAGCAGGTAAAATTCCAAAATCAAAAGGATAACCAGAATAGCCATTAGTGTCGTAATGTCCTGATCCTGATCCTCTATCTAAAGATATCAGTGGCTCTGTTACCCCTACAATTCTTCCGTCTGAAGTTAATTGAAGCCCCGGTGGCAAAACACCGTTTCCTGGCTTAATAAAAAATTCTAATTGGTCGCCTGCTGCAATGTCTGTGTCAATAACTTCTAATTGAAAATCTACAGGAGCTGTGTCTAAAACAAAAAATGTATCATTTGGCCCTATGGCTAAAAGATCTTCTGGAGTTAACCAAACAGGATTGTCTGGGCCTTCTATTGTTATTCTAAAAGTTCTATCTTCAAAATAAAAAGATCCTGACGAGTCTTCATTTAAACTAGCCCTAATTACAAAAGTAAAAACTTTAGTTCGCTGAACTTCAAAAGGAGTACCAACAAGATTAAGACCTTCTATTCTTATTCCTGGAGGCAATTCGCCGCTTATTCTGGTCAGTGTGAGATTATCGTAAGAACTTGATATAGGTAAAGGTATAGTTGTTGTTGACCTTTCATTTAGTGTTCCTAGCGATGTACCCGAAAACGCTGTCCATAATGCTGCCATATTAAAGTGATCCTAGATCTAAATCAAGTTCTACAGGAGAAGCTATCGTACCTAAATCGATATCTGTTGTAGCAATTAAATAATCAATCCAATTTGTTATTGTTGATGTGAACCCTCCAAAATCTAAACTTTCAAAATATGGAGTAATAGTCCTTATGTCCGTTCCGTATACTGTTCCGTCAAGTGGTCCTATGAAATTTGTAGAGGTTATTTGACCTGCATTAATTGTGCCGGTCATTTGTATATTTTCGACATTTACTATAGAATTACCATTTGCGTCTAAGGTAGTTGTTAGTCGAGGACTATGATCAGTAAAAAGACTGGTTACTGCATTTATTGTTATAGTGCGTGTTATAGGATCAGCTTCTGTAGAAACTAAATCCCCGCCATAAAATCTAATACTCTGTCCATCTTCTAAAACAACAGATCCCGAGTCAGACAACACTGTTAATTCTTGCAGTCCTCCTGTTGCACTAAAAGTCAAACTGTTAGTGCCAGAATCTATAGTAACATTGTCTCCTGCAATTATTTTTTTAAATTCTAAATCAAAGCCAGTTTTTTGTTTAAAAAGACCTTCCCCGAAGTCACCTAAATTGCTAGCAGTAGTTGCTTCTGGTTGTCTTAGGTCTAACTCTTCAAAGTTTTGATTTACTTTAATAAATGCTTCACGTAAATCGTCGCCTGTACCGTCGTTTGCGATTGTTCCTATATTAATTAATGAAACTGCCATTTTTTATCCTCACACTAAATTGACCCAACTGCCGTTTTCGTAACCTTGGAATTTGTTATCTGTACTGTTGTAGATTATATCACCATTTGCTGCACCTAAATTATTTCTTTCTGTAGTAGTTAAAGAACCTAAACGCAGAACAGCTCCCGAAACTATTACTCCGTCTGCTGTATCTAGTGTTAAAGTGCTAGCACTGGTGATAGTTGCTGCTCCTAAAGATGTACTTGTTAACCCGCTAGTTGATATAGCACCTACAGTAAGTGTATTAGAAGTAGTAGCTCCTCTGCTTGTAATAGAATCTAATGTAGAATTATTTGTAATTAAAATATTGCCATCTGCATCTGAAGCGGTGCTAATATCGCCTGTGCCGCCAATTTGTATTGTTGATCCTGGAAGCACTGTTCTTACAGTGGAGTCGTCTCCGGTAATATCAAATAGTTCAGATATTCCTTCCGCTGCAACTGTACCAGGCCTCCATTCTCCTGTGCTAGAATTATAGACTAGCGCCTGGCCGTTAGTTACTCCGGTTGTTTCTACATCACTCAAGTCACTTAAACTTTCTAAATTTAAATTCGTAATGTATCCTACGTCATTAGCAAACTCGCTTAAACTTGTAGGAAGAATTGGTGTAAGGCTTATTGAGTTGCCATTTGAAATACTTAAAGTGTTGCCTACTAATCCTAATGTTTGAGAATCTGTTTCTACAGTAAGGTATCCAGCATCGTTTACTAATTCACTAACATTGACAGGAATGCTAGGTGTGTTAATTAAATCGTTATAATCTCCACTAAAACCTACTTCAGTTATATCTACACCACTAAGAGTAACATTAGTTGCCTCAATAGTACCAGTAGACGTAATACTGCCTACTCCTACAATATTAGAACCTGTAAGATCTAAATTGTCACCACTAGGTAATTCTTCAATTTGTTTATCTGTAGTGTTTAGTGTTAATGGAAATCTATTCGCCATGCTTTAATTCCTATCGTTATACATATTTATCGTATTATAAATTTGCCAATACCCATGCTTTAAAAGCAGCATAGTCGCCGGCTGCATCCTGCAATGCTGTTTTTAAATCAGCAATCTTAACGTACCCTGGTATTTCTCCATTTACACCGTCTACTAATAGTGTGCTATCGTCAGCAAATACACTACCATTTACATCGCCTGTAACATTACCTGAAACGTTACCAGTTACATCGCCAGTTACACCTTCTGCTGCTACAATATTTCTATTTGCATTAATTACTTGCCCCGCGCCTGCAGAAAGATCTAAATTTGCTGATGCTACAATTTGAATAGGTCCTGGACCAGTAGAGCCACCATTTGCAATAGTTAGAAATCCATCATATGCTGCCATCCAATTTTGGTTTCTGAGTGTTCCGTAATAATCTCCAACAATTTGCGAATTAACACCATCAACTAATAGTGTTGAATCATCGCCAAATACTGATCCTTTTAAATCAGTTGTTATGTTACCATCTTCTAATGCAACTAATCTTGTATTGACCTCTGTAAAATTGTTGTTTATTTTAGTAAAAGCACTGCGTAATGGATCGCCGTCACCTTTGTTTGCAGAACTGCCTATATTAATAGTTGATATTGCCATTACACTCTCCCTACCACTACTTCAATTACACCTTTATCATCTGAGTCTTTATCCTCAAGTGCTTTACCTATAACAGTACCTACACTTGGATGATTATCTACTATTGCGTATCCTGGGATAGCACTTGTAACAAGTAAGTCGCCTTTCTTAACTTTACCTAACACTTTACAAGGCACTCGACCCTGTAGTGCTATTGCTACTGGATAGTCACCTTCTAGTGCAGAGTTCATTAAGTGTGCTGGGTTAGTTGATACAATCCCTGCTACCCTGCGATCACCTTTTGTTTCTGTAGCAATAACTTCAGCAGGTCCGCCAAATACTAATACAGTGCCAGGTTCATAATCTTTATTAGCCAAATACTTCTCAGCCAAGTCAGCGTATTCTGCACTAGTTGCTTTACCTTCAAAAGTTGTTGCGTATACAGTATTCCAAACATTAGTACTATCGCCTAGTGTTCTTGTATTAATACCGTCTGGTATTATGTTGTCTGTTTTTGCATTGAATGTAACAGTATCTGACGCATCGCTACCTAACTTAGTATTACCATTTAGATTAACTGTGCCACTAAATGTTGCAGTGCTGTCCACCTGTAGTGTGCCATTAGTGCTAATGTTACCAGCGGCTGTGATAGTTGTTCCTGTAGAACCATAGCCTCCGCCTATTGTAACTTGTCCACTGAGTGTAGAAGTACTATCAACAGTAAGTGTTGAATTAGCACTTATAGCACCTGCAGAACTAATAGTAACACCAGTGGACCCATAGCCTCCACCAACATACAATGTATCAGGTCTTGCATTTATAAAATAACCGTCTTGCCATTTTAATGAACTTGTACCTATATCATAAGAATTATTTGTGTCAGGAACTAATGCACTGCTAAATCTTGCACCAATAGTAATACTGTCCGAAGTTGTATCACCTAAAGTAATATTTCCGTCCAGGTTCAGATTGTTTGCATATATTGTTCCGTAACGTAATAGACTTGTACCTATATCATAGATATCAGTTGTATCTGGTTTAATACCATCTTTGCTAAACAATGCAGGAACTTTTGTGTCTGCCGCATCTTTAGTAAACATAGCAATTTCACCAGATTGTGAGAAACCGGTATTTGCACCTAGTGCAATACCAGTGGTGTTAATTGCCTGCTCGTCAATGTCTTCCCAAACTTTACCATATATCCAGTCTACGCCTAGTCTGCTTGATCCTGTGTAAGTTACGTTCTGTGATTGTGAATAACCTTCTGAAGCGATATTGCCTGTAGTTCCGATATCCAAACTTGGCGGCATATTAATAACCAAACTCGAGTCAGTTCCGCTAGCACTTAAAAGAGTGGACTGTCCTGGAGTTTTAACATTTAAAGTTGTACTCGATAGTGATAAAATCTCATATGTATTGGTACCACCTAATCTCAAACTGTTTACACGTATCGAACCGTCTGATTGCGTTCTAACAAGACTGTCAGCTGCACCCGACTGTGTTATATCTATTGTTGATATATTTCCAGTAGAGCCGCTTACATTACCTAAGGCTTTGTTTGTTGCAATTTGCGGCATATCTGCAAAATCAACATCGTTAGCCTTTAAGGTAACCCAGCCGTTAGTTACACTAAAATCGTCCGAATCAAAACTTGCAAGACCTAAATCTGATTGAGAAATACCTGTAGCATTTGCTCTAGTTGTAGCAGCATTCATATTTAATTTGCTTTGTGCAATAGCTGCAGAAGCACTTACATCAACATTTTCAATACTACCTGTTTTATAGGTTAACGCAAGTTCTGCGCCTGTAGTTGAACTGTTTCTAGTTACGGTTATATCGATTTCGTTATCACTACTTTCAATACCGTTAGCCATTTCATCAAATGGTCCATCTAATATAGTGCCCGTCGGACCTGCTGTAACTTCTATTACATCTCCTATTGCAGTAGGTGTACCCGGATTAGTATCTGTGTATGCAATGACATTTACGTTTCCGTAGATATCATCGGTTCTTACTAGAACTTCTACTATAGTTCCGGCAGCACCAGTAGCAGTTACAGTAAATGTTTGTCCTGCTGCAAACACTCCAACTCCGCCGATAGTGTCAGCATCTATAACAATTCTTTTCTTACCTGTAGTAACAAATAACTGTCCTGCATCTACGTTGACCATTTTTGCAGTAGATGCATTATCAGTTAATGTATTTCGTAATTCAGGCACACTGTCACTATTACTAACTCTGCTGTCTACATAGAGTTTGTTGGCCGCATCAGAATCGGCAGCTGGACTTGAAACGTTGTTAATTTTATTACTAGCGAGGTTTAGATTGCCGGTCATTGCACGACTACCGTCTAGTGGTACAACAGTTGGTCCAATAGTAGCAACAATAGCATCGCCATTGTGATCAAATCCTAGACGTTTGTTAACATAGCCTCTTATCGCACTTTGAGTTGGCACAGTGTCTGTTGCATTATTTGCCATAGTGTCGTCTGTGCTAAATTCTGCAACAACAACACCTCGTTTAAATCCAATACCGTCTAGGTTACTAAGTGCAATACTTGCTGAGAATGTAACTGTACCAGTACCTTGGTCTACGGTAAAGAACTTACCCACACGGAAGAAACCATCTTGGTCTGTACTAACATAGAACACACGCCCTTTGGTTCTTTCTTCTACTTCTTTACTTTGATCAGGTTCTCTAGGAACGCCTAGTAATACGTTTGGATAGTTTGATGTGTTAAACCCTCCAGTACCTATGTCTAAGAAATCGTGTCCTGTTGCTCTACAAGTCGAAATATTAATTGTAATTGTTGCAGCAGCTTCTGCTGGCAAACCTGCTCTTAGTGTGATACTAGAACTTCCTACACTGGTTATTTGAGCTATACCTGTCGCTGTAGCTGGAATATTAATGTCAGTGCCGGCTACATCAGAAATTTCAATTGTATCAAAATCTTCCCCAGATCTTTCTGTGTAACTGTCAATTTGGTGAACTTTCCCTTCCCAGGCAAAGATCATATCTCCAGCGTTTAGCCTTGTTTTTTCCAGCTCTTCAGTAACCTTTTGAATTGCTATTGCTCTGTCGCCTATTGTACCGCCTAGTGTAGTACCACCGTTAATATATGCCGGCGTAGTATCATTGATATTATTACTATCTACAACAAGCCTAATATAATCATAGTTAATGTCAAACCCTGTTAAGGATTGGTTGTCTCCTAACTCTTCTCCTGTAGAATTTGTTGTTTGAAAAGCTATGCTTCTATAAGTTGTTTCGGGGCTTTCGTCAAATACTACAGCAGTACTTGGTCTAATAACTAAATCTGCAACACTAGCAATCTCATCAAAGACAAAATTACCATTCTGTCTAAATTGTACCAAATCTCGAGGCGGAACAACTGCAAGAAGTCCGTCACTACTGAAATCTTCACTACCTGTAGTAAAGTTTAATTTGTAAACTCTACCATCAAAATATGGTGTGCTTGAATTAATTACAGGAGTACCTGCAACAGTAAAATCATTTATTACACCTGAATCTGTAACACCTGTAATTGTTATGACTAAATCGTTTGCAGGAGATCCTCCGCCTAAAGTTCCTCCAGGTATTGTAATAGTTTCACTAGTAAGATAGTTTGCGCCGCCAGTGTAACTATATACTCTATATCCAGCTCTAGTTCCACCTACAGTAAATATTGCGCCAGTGCCGCTTGCTGAGGTAGTAGTATAAATTGTTCCGTCAATATCAAAATGCCCGTCTACAATAGCAGTGCTACTTGTATCAGTAACATTACTCATTTCATATCTACCGATAACATTACCGGTATGTATTATTTCTACTTCGCCTCTATTTTGTATAGGATGTGAATTATCGTAAATGTATGTCCTAAGAGCTTCAAACGGGTTAGTTAACCCTACTGCAACAGCTTCGGTTGGCACAGTAGTACCTGTGATAGAACCGGTGCCAGTAACAGATATAGTGTTTGTAGTATCAAATGCACCAGTAACATTAGTTAAATAAATTCTAGTGTTAGTATTACCGTCAATTTCAAATGCTACATCACCTGTAGCACCTGATACTGCCTGAGTCAATACATCGCCTTCATCTAACGCAAAAGATGTAACGTTGCCTAGTGTTAAGTAAGTATCTGCACTAAACGTTCTAAGAGGCATCATCATGTTGTCTAACAATTCTACAGCATCAGGAATTTCGTTTGGATCAGCACCTTCTGCAACCAACCCATATTCGCCGTAAGCATTAGATCCATTTAGAGATCTAATTTGTCCGCCATTAGATGCATAATAAGAGGTCCAACAGTAGTATGTGAATTGCGATACCTGTTCGCAAAGTCCTCCATTAACAACTACTAAACCGTAACCTAAATCGTTAATTTGCGTAAAGTCATTACCCAGCATTGATCTATTACCAGCTGTTTGAATAGTAATAGGTATCGGAGAACTTAAATCATCTAGATCAACATTTAGTAATGTAGCAGTACTGCCGGTAAATCCGTTACCGTTGAAGGACGTTCTATCTAATATAAGTTTAGCAGTTCCTGTGACAGGATCCCATTCTCTAACAGCGTTAACCTGGAAACGTTCTCCGTCAATATAGAATGGACATGGAGTTTGTGGTTTTTTGTAAAATAGTCCTTCACCGGCTGCACTGGATATATTAAGCGTGAATGCATCATCTTTGCTATCAACTTGAGCAGGAATGTTTGCACAGAATGCGTCAATTAACTGTCCGCCTCTAAATGCCTGTCTATTAATACTTTGTGAAAAACTTGAACCAACCTGTATGTATGGTGATTTGGTTAGTACTTGACCTTCAGGATCTAGAACACAAAAGAATCCACCGTGCCCTTGCACAGTTACGCCAGTAATTCGTGTTGCGTCATTCATTAAGAAACAGTCTAAGTCTAAGCTAGATCTAGCAGGATTATAACCTGCATCGAAAGCAAAAGCAACTAGATCGACTAGACTGTTTAATGCTAGGTTTGCACCTGATTCTGATGTTTTAGTAACATCAATAACTTGAGGCACACTTCCTAGTGCAGCAAAATTTGAATTAGTTAATACATCAGCAGCAATAGTTTTTATGTATGTAATTGCTGCTTGTGTTTCTGTTTCTTGACCTGCAACTGCGCCTGCATAATAGGCAGTTTGTACTTCTAATGAATTTTCTCGTCCTGATGTTTGTAAATCAGATATTAATGCATCAATAATAAACCCTGTATCTCTTCTACACTTGGTTTCATTATAAACTAATGCGGGATAGGTAGCATTTATATATTCAATAACCTCTTCTACTATAAAATCTCTGTTTAACTCAATTAGTCCTGGTGCATCTGTATACAGTTCTCTGTTGAATGCAGTTGTGCCATAAGTTCCATTATCATCAAGGTTTAAAGGTGTTGTAGGATCTTGAAGATAATGATAACCAAAGTAACCATCAACTGTAGAAGTTAAAGGATTGGTATATTCTGTACCACCTGTTGGTAAGTTAACATCAGGGAATCCTGTTACAGA